AACTGCTCTATGTATTCTCTTGAAAGGAATGGGTTCATCTTATAATTACTTTGGAACGAGCTTACTTTCTCTCTATCCAGCACTTTAGTCTTCAACCAATGAAACTGGTCAATAGGGTTGAAGGTTGTAATTATCTGATTATTCAAGTCGTTCTTTCTTCTTAGTCTTAGTCTTAGTTGTAAATAGTCCTGGTGGGTTAATTCTGTAGCTTCTTCTGCCCAAATATAATTGAACTCTGCTGATTTAATTTTATCAGCATTGTCAAGCGATTTGAATAAGATTTGATTAGTATTTATAACCATTTCCAGCTCTGACTTATTAAACTCATAAGACAAGTTATACTTGCTTAGCAACTCTCTGAATAACTGAAGGCAACTAACCTTTAAAGAAGGTAATGTCTTACGGGTGATTAAAAATCTTTTATTTCTTTCTTTTAGCGCTTTTTCTAATAACCAGATTGCAGTTGAGTAAGACTTCCCCGAGCCTGCTCCTCCATATAACAGCAAAATTTCACTATTCTCGTTTTCTAAAAAGAAGTTGCCAAACTCATCAATTGTCTGTATCTCTATTCTCATTTCTGATGTGCTTAATCACAACTTCTAAAGGAGCTTGAGATTCAGTTGGCTCTCCCCTGCATAGCCTCTCCACCTTCATCGCCTCTAACAAGTAATTCAAAACATCTCGGGTAGTCAGTTCATCAGGGTTAAGAGTTTTTAATCTTTCTAAAGCCTTTTGCTGGAGAGCCATAGCTTCTTTAGTGTGTCTTTCTACCATCTCTAAGATAGCTTTCTCTTGCTCCTTACGCTTCTCCTGTTCTAAATAATCATCATAAGCTCTTGCTCTCTCTACCCAGTTATGTTTTGCACTCCAATGACAAAGCCATTTTGTCGAGGTAGGTTTACCCCTCGCTTGAGCTAACTTTCTAATAGACCTATCAGCCCCCATATCTCGATATTCACAAAAAGCCTGATAAGCCTTGCTACTCTCATTTGGTAGCCTTTCCCATATTTCACCCACTTAAATCACCCCACATATTTATAAACATAATTCCCATCTTCGTCCCTTTCCCCCCTCTTCAAACAACCATACATTCTATCTGGTGCTTTAGGAGTTTCACTATTCCACATACTTTTTATCCAATCAAACATCGTGGCGTCATAAAATTTAGCCCTATTACGATTAGTGCCAGTATTAAAAGCCGTAGCACCTACCCAACCAAACCCACTAAATAATTCCTTCAAGTCCTTTTCTATATCTCTAAAATGTACTTCTCCTTTTTCTTTTGCTATCAATATTGCTCCTCCAAAATGACTTATTTGAGAATTCCAATCTTCTGGAACTCCACAACAATTGCAAGTATCATTAAAGTCTCTACCCGCAGCATCGGAGCTATTAAACCTTAACCCCAAAGAGTGAGCGTAATCCCTCATTTCCTTAAACTTGTTTCTCTTATATGCTGGGTCAAACCTAAGATACCCGAAAGCATTAGACTTCTTCCTGTATAGATTGTATATATCGTAGCCTAAGATATACGACATCTTCTCATAACGGCTCTTTAACCTTTTATCCGCCCTCGTCTCTAAACATAAAAACTCACTCGTAACCCCATCTACACCAGCTTCCTTAGCCTTATCAATTAAAACCTTATAATCATCCGAAAGACTGTAAATGAATGGTCGTAGCCGTAATGTAGTATGTATCCCTATAGAAGATAAGTTCTTAAGTGCCTGAAAACGCCTTTCCGGTGAAGGAACGCCCCTTTCAATCATCTTCGATTTCTTCTCATCGTTAGTTATTATGGAAATCTTAACGTGCCAATTATGAGTATGTTTTTTAAATATATCCATATATCGATAATCTTCCGTCCACCAAGTCGCCTTAGTGGAGAAGGAAAGAGGATAATCTATATAATCAAAGTAACGTAATAATTCCAACGTAACCCCGTATTTCTTTTCGAAGGGGTCGAACTGGTCTGCCAAAGCCCCCCATTGCATAACCTTCCTATTGTTTACGTAATGATAGAACTCCCTGCCCGCCTTCCCTAAAGCATCGTAATTGTTACTTAGGATTAGGTCGAACATTTTTTGAACCCTTTCTACGTTTACCGACCTTGCCTCTTTTTCTAAATAACCGTTTACGCAGTGGGACTTTTGGAAGAAACTAAAGCAATAAAGACAATCATAAGCGCAAACCGAATACGTATCGAACGTCATCGGCATAGAACAATCGAGGATTTCTCCGCTCCATCTCGGAGAAGTATAATCGTTTCTTAACTTCAACGTTCCCACCCTTCCGTGTTAATAGCCTCCCCATTAAGATGAGAGCCGTATCTCAGGTAATTATTCAAACTTTTCGTTTTTGTAGCCTTTACGAACTGTAAACTAATCTTTGAACCCGAACCTCTCAATCTCCTCATAGAAGTCTCTAAAGAACAGTAAAGAAAATACATTTTACAATCAAATCCGTTTAGGATACAAAACCTAAAAAACCTCTCGTTATTTATCCTATCACCCTCAGCTACTACGTTTTCAATCTCCGGGTCGTGGACTGATTTCTTAACCTGTAATAAAATCTTATCTATAGAGTTATACGGTAAGCAATCCGTTCCTTCCGTTCTTATTCCTATGTTATACTTGCCGATTAGCAAGTTCTTGCCAGATACCGTGCAAGGAACTATGTCGGAAATTATAGAATAATCTTGGTTTATAAAGTTCTTCTTAACGTAAGTCGTTTTCCCGCTTCCAGCTTGCCCGATTACAATTATCAGCATTAGTTTATTCTTACAACCAAGGTTCGTGAGTTCGGTTTAAACTTATTCTCAAACCCGTTATCCTTTAACCATTCCTCCGCTCTTTCTTTAGTAGGGAAGGAAAGATAAACTACGTAACTAATCCCATCATCTTTTTCCGTAGGTTCTTCTTCGTTATAATCGTAGTTTTGTATAGTATCTTCTTCATAATCGGATTCATAATCTTTAAGTAAAATATTTAGCTCCGCATCACTAAAGCCCGTTAACTCTTCTAATTCCGGATAATCCTCTATTGAACGCAATAAATCCTTTAACAAATCATAGTCCCAATCACCCGTAATTTTATTTAGAGCAACGTTCAGCGCTTTCTCTTTTTCTAAGGGCAAATCTACCATAACCGCTTCCGTCTCTTCTATTCCTAACTGTTTTAATACTTTTAGCCTTTGATTTCCTCCGACTACGTGCATTGTTCTCTTGTTTACTATGATAGGCTCAACATACCCGAACTCTTCGATACTTCTTTTAAGCTTGTTTAGAACTTCATCGCTAATCCTTCTCGGATTATAGGGGGCAAACTTTATATCCTTAGTTTTAACTGTCTTTATTTCCGTCAAAATCACCTCACTAATTCTGCTTTTTTACCGGTGTATTCTTCCCACCGAGTCAATATAATGTCAACATACTTCGGCTGTAACTCAACGCCGAAGCACGTTCTCTCAGTATTTTCTGCCGCCATTAAAGTAGAACCCGAACCCAAAAAGGGGTCGAAAACCTTATCCCCCCTTAAGGTAGTTAACTTTATAAAAAACTCCGGTAACTTTACTGGAAACATAGCAGGATGTCCCCAAACCTCATTATTCCCAGGAACTTTGAGAACGTTTCCGGGTCGGGCTATGGACTTCGCAACCGGGCCATACACGGCTATATTATCATTACTGGTTTTTCTTTTGTTAATAGGAGAGGATTGCTTAACCCTTTCCGAAATCCTTCCTACGCTTTTAGGATAAAACTTTATTTTTTCCTGTTTACTAAAATGGAAAACGCTACCATACTCATCTACTAAATTACCCTCTTCGTATTCCCCTTCGCCTTCTTCCACCTCCCTTGCAACGTCAACATTATCTTTAGTAAACCAATATACTGGCTCGAACTCGTTCCTTAACCTATTCTTCCATCCTCCAGGTAATCCGGGTTTTATCCAAACGAACTCGTCGATAAACCTCCAACCATACCTCTCAACCATATCGATTACTAACTTTTTAACGTATAAACTACGTTGCCCGTCTTCCACGTGTTCTTTGATATTTAAAAAAAACGAACCGCCGTCGTCAAGTATAGAACCTATTATATCCGCAACCTTCTTAAACCACTCGCTATACTCTTCTGCTGGTATTCCTCCGTATTCATTCTTCCTCTGCTGAGCGTAGGGAGGAGAAGTAATAACGGTATTGATTTTTTGTCCATTTAGTAACTTTTTTATTAGCTCTATATCCGTGCAATCTCCACAAGCAACCCTATGATTCCCTAATTTCCATATATCTCCGTAAGATGTCCTTTCTTCTATTTTAGGAATCCTCGTTTCTTCTGGAGTAAGGAAATCAAACTCGGTCATTAGTTGCTCTAATTCTTCCATTCCAAACCCCGTTATTTCTATATCAATTTCCCCAGTATCCAGCTCCTCCAGTAAATCCTTTAGTTTAGGATAATCCCATTCTCCTGATATCTTATTTAGGGCTAAATTTAAAGATTTTTCGTGAGTGTCATCTAAGTCAACGATAACTGCTTGGACTTCTTCTACGCCCAAGTCCTTTAACGCTTTTAATCTTTGATTACCCCCTACTACGTGCCTGGTTCTCTTATTTACTACTATAGGCTCAACGTAACCAAATTCTTTTATGCTTTGTTTCAACTT